GTATTTCTTCAGTAGGATCTGATACATTTGAACTTAAAATTCAACCAATATTTAGAGGTGAAATTACATCTGTTCATTTATCAAATAATGGAGTAGGTTATGGTGCATCTGAAATTATTAATTTTGTTAGGGAACCTGAAGTATCTTTATTATCTGGAAGTAATGCTCAACTTACTCCAATAGTTAATACAAATGGAAATATTATTGAGGTCATTGTAGAGAATAAAGGTAATAATTATAATTCACCTCCAAATTTACAAATTAATGGGGATGGTGTAGGTTGTGTTATAACACCTATTTTAAAGATAGTTGATCTTAACAATAATGCTTCATCTGTGGGTATAGGAACAACTGTCAAATATGTTTTAGATAGTGTTAATGTAATTCAACAAGGAGGTGGATATACTAAAAGTAATACATCTATAGATGTTATAAATTCAGGAACAGATTGTAAAACTCGTGCTAATATTCAAAAATGGAATATTAATTTATTTGAAAAATATTATCAAACAAATCAAATTTCTGATGATGATGGAATTATAAAAGATGGTAATTTTGAATTACAATATAACCATTTATATGCTCCTAGAAAATTAAGACAAACCATTTATGCAACAAATCAAGAAGGTAAATCCTTATATGGTGAACCAGATTTAAGAAAGATTAATGGACAAGAAGTTCCATCAGATAATCATTCACCTATTATTGGTTGGGCATATGATGGCAATCCAATTTATGGTCCTTATGGTTATATCAAGAAAGCAGGTGGCACTGTAACTCAGATGAAATCTGGATATTTTGATGAAGCTTCAATTAAGGAAAATAGACCACCTTTAAGTGTTTTTCCTGCAAAATTCTTTACAGATGATTTTACATATAAAGCAGTAAGTGATGAAACTGTTTTAGATGAAAATAATGGAAGATTTTGTGTTACTCCACAATTTCCAAGTGGAACATATGCTTATTTTGCAACTATTGATGATTCTGGTGCTGAACAGGGTGGGCAATTTAATACTTTTAAATTACCAGTATTCCCATATTTGGTAGGTAAAAATTATTATTCAATTCCAAATGATTTTAACTTATTACCTTCATCAAATCAAGATTCTTATGATTTAGATGATATTTCTACATATCAATGGCGTAGAAATACCTCACCTTATAATTTGATTTATGATGATAAAGTATATTATCCTTATTTACCTATTAGAGATAAATTATCTCAAACTATTGATATTAAGGGAGTAGAACCAGGAGTTTTAGAAAGTATTGGAATAGAAACGGGTGGTAAGAACTATCAGATTGGAGATAAAGTAGAATTTAATAATACCAATACCCGTGGACTTGATGCCGCTGCTAGAGTTTCAAAACTTCTTGGTAAACCTGTAAGTAGCGTAAGTGCTGCCACCAGTAGCATAACAAATGTAGAAATTTATCCATCAGGCCAAAAAGGAATTTATAGTATTGTTTCTACAGAACCTCATCAGTGGGTTAATAGAGATATTATTACAATTACTGGATTATCTACTACATCTTCAGAAATTGGAGGGGTTTATAATGCTGGAATTACTTCTACTAAACTTAGTGTAACTGGTGTAGGAACTACTGCAGTTGCTATTGGAACTGATGGAGCTACAGGTATAGTAACCCATATTGATGTTCGTGGAGATTTATCACCACTTCAATCAAATGATCTTCTTGGAATTGGTACAGAAACAATAAAGGTATTAAATATAGAACCTCTTCTTTCAAGAATTAGAGTTCTAAGAGCTGTTAATGGAATTACTGGAGTTTCCCATACAATCACTTCAGAAATTCTCGAAAAACCAAGAAGACTTACTGTTAATTCTGGATTTGGTTCTGATTATGAATATAGAATAAATCAACAAGTTTATTTTAATCCAGTTGATTCGGTAGGATTAGGTACAAGATCAGGAGTTGGTATTGGAACGACAATCGCATTTAGTAATCCTGGAATTGGAATAACTCAGAAATTTATTCAAACAAAGGCAATTTATATTCCTAATCATGGATTAAAGACAGGTGATAAATTAACATATTCTCCTAATCAAGGTGAAGGTCTTAATATTAGATGGGATGGATCAGATGCTGTTGATACAGGCATATCAACATTAACAAATAATCAAACAGTTTATGCTGCTGCTATTACTAATGACTTAATAGGTATATCCACTGTTAAGGTTGGTTTAGGTAGTACAGGTACTTTTGTGGGCATTGCAAGCACACAGAGGGGTAGTACAACAGTATTCTTCTCTGGATTGGGTACTGGAGTTTATCATAGCTTTAAGACTAATTATGATGTAATTACTGGAGAGATTCGTAGAACTACTGCTACAGTTTCTACGGGTGAAACTCATGGTTTATTGAATTATGAAAATGTTTATATGAATGTTGTTTCTGGTCTTACAACCACTGTAACTGTTAAGTATAATGATTATAATAGAAGAGTTGTAATTGATCCAAAATCGTTTACTGCTTCAGGTGTTAATACCACCACTAATGCATTTACGGTAAATGATCATGGATATAATACTGGAGATAAAATTATTCATACAGCATCTACTCCTGCAGGTGGTTTAACCAATAATGGAATTTATTATATTGTAAAAGTTGATAGTAATAGTTTTAAATTAACTAATACTGAGTATAATGCTAATGAACCAAAACCAGATGTTGTAGGTATTACTAGTACTTCTGCAGGAACAATAAATCCTATTAATCCACCAATAAAGGTTTATAGGGATTCTAAAGTTGAATTTAATCTTTCAGATCAATCTTTAGGATATGTTGCACAATCTACAAATTATCCTGCATTTGCATTGAATTTTTATGCTGATAAAAATTTCACAAAGAAATGGACTACTTCTACAGAATCTACTACATTTAATGTTACACAAAATGGAACTGTAGGGGTATCAACTGATGCTAAAATTACTTTAGCAGTTACTAAAGATATTCCAGAAGTTTTATATTATAGATTAGATCCTATTGTTGAAAGTACATTACCTATAGTTAAAAAAGAAATTAGTGTAGATACTGAGGTTTTATCTGGAAGTGAAGTAAGACTTACAAATAGTGATTATAGTGGAAAACAAAGAATTACAATAGCTGCTACCAATCAATTTAATTACACTCTATCAGAACCTCCAGAAAGACTTTCTTATGGAACTACCTCATTTATATCTTATGAAACTGATAGTTCAAGTGCATATGGTTCTATTGCAAACTTTGAGATAACCAATAGAGGAAGAAATTATTACAATCTTCCAGGTATTTCTACAATTAATAGTGAGGTTGGAACTGGTGCAATTATTGAGGCAAAAAGCACTTCAGTTGGAAAGGTTAAAAAAGTAAAAGTTAATGATATTGGATATGATTTTGCATCAGATATTACAGTTTCACCAAGTGCTGCTCTACCTCAAATTATTAAAATAGATGCTTTAATGTCTATTGAATCTGTAGGAATAACTTCTTTTGGTAGAGGTTATATTTCTGCACCAGATTTAATTCTTATTGATGGAAAGACTGATAAACCAGTTTTAGATGCTGATTTAAAATATACATTAGGAAATTCTGAAATAGAAATTTTAAAGAATACTAAAGGTATTAGTAATGCACCTGCTAGAATTATTACAGATAAGAATAGTAATGGTATTGGAATTGCTACTGTTGGATTTAATACTGAAAATTATGATGTAACAGTTCAATTATCTGTTGGATTTAGCACTGCAGATACCTTCCCTATTGCAGTTGGTGATAAAGTTTTCATAGAGGGTGTTGGAGTTGGAGTTGGTACAACTTCAAGAGGATATAATTCTAAAAATTATGATTACAAACTCTTTACCATAACAGCAGTTGATCAAAATTATGGTGGTATTGGAACTGTTACATATAATCTTTCTAATTACTTTGAAGGATTAGCACCTGGCATGTCTCCAGGAACATATGATTTTATTAACTCTTCTGGAAGAATAGTACCAGAAAAATTCTTCCCAACATTTGATATTAAATTAAAACCAAATAATTTTTCAAATAATGAAGTAGTTACTGGATCTATTAGTAGTACTAGAGGAACAGTTCAATATTGGAATCCAAATACTGGTATATTGAGAGTTACTAATACTAAAGGGTTTGTAACTAATGATATTTTGAAAGGATTGACTTCAGGTACTCAGGGTCTAGCTTCATCTATAAAAACTTTTGATTCTTATATCAAATTAAACGCAACATCTAAAGTAGAGAAAGGTTGGGAAACTGATTCTGGGTATCTCAATTCAAATTTACAAAGAATTCAAGATAGTGATTATTATCAAAATCTTTCATATTCTTTAAGTTCTAGAGTTGATTATGAAACATGGAATGATCCTGTTTCATCTTTAAATCATACGGTAGGATTTAAAAAGTTTTCGGATTATCAATTAGAATCAACTGCTTCAACTAAAATAGGATTATCAACGGAATTATCCGATGTTTCTGTAGTAAATGATTTGTATGGTATTGGTAATTTAAATTGTGTATATGATTTTGACTTAGTAGTTGAAAATGCTTTGAATGTTAGTGATGATGATTCTGTTTCTGATGAGATAACTTTCTCAAGTAGAATATTAAAAGATTATTCAGAATCAGTTGGAAATAGGGTAGTTTCTATAGATGACTTTAGTGGAACCTTTAATAGTAATCCAAGAGCAACTCGTTTTAGCACTGTTAATACATGGACTTTAGCAGAAAGAAGAGCATTAAAATATATCACTTATGTAAGGGATAAGAGATTTGGTGCTCAAAGACAATTAATGATTGTTGATATTATTCATGATGATACTTTTGGATATATTAACCAGTATGGTAGAGTTGAATCCGTTTATGATCAAGGAGATTTTGATTTTGCTATTTCTGGTAGTGATGGTCAATTAAACTTCTATCCTGTAAAATATTCAGTTAATGATTATTTTGTTGCTAGTCTTTCTTATAATCTTGATGATAATTTATTGAGCACTGGTAGCACTGTTATTGGTAGGTCAATAGTAGATTCTGAAAGTGTTACGATAGGAACTGGAACTGGAACTACTACAATTGTAGGTATTGCAAGTACTTACAGGTCTGCCAAAGTGATGATTAATATCAATCCTGATATTAGTGGTAAGGAACATGAGTTTAATCAATTGAATATCATCCATAATGGTGATGAAGTTAATATAATGGAATATGGAAGAATGACTACAGTTTCTCAAGCAGAAGCAATTGGTGGTTTGGGAACTTATCGTGGTTATATTGATGGCACAGAATTGAAGGTTGATTTTATTGCTAATTCTAGTGTTGGTATAGGAACAACTGGTGTTATCAATACTATCCTTGTTGGTATGGCAGATTCTACTTTTACAGGTATTGGAACTGTTGATCTTAAACATGCAAGATTAGAGTCAAGAACAACTGCAATTGATTCATCATCATCTCCTGGAATTACTACTATTGGTGAATACCCCTCTGATTATGAAGCTGCTTATGGAACAGTTCAAGTTACTGATGCAACAAATCAAGTTTATTCTATGTTTGAGTTTGCAACAGTTACTGATTATGTTTCAGAATCAACCACAGAAACATATGATATAGAATTTGCTAATGTATCTTCTGGAGTTTCTCCTAGTGGACTAGGAACTTTTGGATCGAAGGTATCTTCTGCAGGAACGGTTTCTTTACTCTTTACTCCTGTTGCGAATATTAATGCACAAGTAAATGTGTATATGAATGCTGTAAGAATACAGGATGATACTAAGGATACAATAGAGTTTAATAATGGAACTATAGAATGTGGTTTTGGTGAATATACAGGAACTGAAAGTGCTGTATTAAGAGCATTTGGATTATCACACAAAACTGATCCAATCTTTAGAAAACCATTTGATGGTAGCAATACTGGTGTAGTTAACACCACAAATAACAGTATAAATCTACCAAATCATTTCTTTGTTACTGGTGAAGAACTTGTTTATAGTAATCCTGGTACTGGATATACTATGGCACTTGGAATTGCTAGTACTACTGGATTTGCTGGAATTGGTACAACTACTTTGTTACCAAGTACAGTGTATGCAGTTAAGATTGATGATGAAACGATTAAGCTTGCAGAGAGTGTCTCTAAGGCACTTCAGACCGTCCCAGAGGTCGTTGATATCACAAGTGTAGGTATTGGAACTTCTCACTGTTTTAATGCTGTTAATCAGAATAAAAAGGCATTAGTATCAATAGATAATATTATTCAATCTCCTATTGTTTCAACTGCAGTAACGACTCATTTGGCAGATCAGATATTTACTACTTCAGATCTTGTCGAATTTGCAGGAATTAGTTCATTCTTTGGTGGTGACTTAATTAAGATTGGTAATGAAATATTAAGAATTGATTCTATTGGTCAAGGTGGAAATGATAATCTTATTAGAGTTAGAAGACCTTGGGCTGGAACTTCTCTAGCAGGATATGGAACAGGAACTTTAGTTACTAAAGTAGATGGTAATTATAATATTGTTGATAACACAATAAACTTTGTAGAAGCACCTTATGGTAATGTACCATTAAGCACATCTACAAATCCACCAGATTCTAGAGATTGGGTGGGAATTGCAACAGGATCTAGTTTTGAAGGAAGAACATTTATGCGTTCTGGTATTCCTGATACAGCAAATGAACCATATTATAGAAACTATATTTTTGATAGTCTTTCTTCTCAATTTAATGGGCAAGAATCTGAGTTTACTTTAGAATCTGGTGGTTCTAATGTTTCTGGAATTGTTACTGATACTGCAATCGTTCTTATCAATGATGTTTTCCAAACTTCAGGATCAACTAATGAATTTACAATAACAGAGGATTCTGCTGTTGGTGTTACAACAATTTCATTTACTGGTACTGGAAGTTCTACATCTGATATAAATGTTGGTAATCTTCCTAAAGGTGGAATATTAGTTTCTGTTGGTTCTAGTGAAGGTTTTGGATATCAACCTTTAGTTGCTGCTGGTGGAACAGTTACAGTTGCTGCTGGTGGTACTATTAAGTCTATCAGTATTGGTAATACTGGTTCTGGTTATAGGGCAGGTATTCAAACAGTTAATGTTGGTATACAAACGATTAGCCGTCCTGGCACTAATATTATAGGAATTGGTACAGCACAAATAACAACTGGTAGTATTACAGGAGTTGCTGTCACTAATCCAGATCATATATTCTATTCCACTAGAAGAGTGGCAAATGTTGGATATAGTTCTGTAACTGGTATATCTACGATTACTACGCAAACTGATCATGGATTATCATCAGGTGATGAAGTAACACTTTCTGGTATTGCCTTTACTTGTGACTACTCACCTAGAATTGGTATTCATACCGCAGTC